TATATATTTTATCATTTTTATGCATCTCATGATATAGACCAAGACATTATTACTGAGACACCGGCTGGATGGATATTAGGGTTGAATCGCACGTCTTTGATTTACTAGTTGTAATTCATGTTTGACCCACGCACGGTTGGGTGACAGGACGAGTGGAGTGGAGGGCAATACTTATCTATTCCTATTTCTTGGTAAGCGATAAATTCGGTTTCGTTCTCAAAATGATTGGTTTGCGTCCGGATCAGTCGTTCTGCATAGAAGCTTCCCGCATTGAATCTTTGCCTTATTTCGTAAAGTGTCCTTTCTTTGCTCACGCTGGTCATTATAGCCTTAGTGGGCGTTTGTTGGAGCTGGCTCGCTAGTACACCACAAATACCATTACTACCGTTCAGAAAGATAATCTTATCGCCGAGCTTCCGAAAGTCTGGTCGAACTTGAAAAATTATTAAACGAAACAAATCCGGATTTGTAGGTATGAAAATATCTGATTATTACACGTATGCTCCAAAGTCTAAAATAAAGGCAGGCGATGCAAATCCTAATGGGAAGTACCAGTTTTACACATCAAGTCCAGATGAAAGCCGTCGTTGTGACGAGTATTTATATGATTGTAAAGCTATAGTAATGGGGACCGGAGGAAGCGCTACTCTCCATTATTATGACGGAAAATTTTCTACATCTACCGACTGCCTTACGTTGATTCCTAATGAGAAAATCAGAGCAAAATATCTATACTATTTCTTTCTCGCGAATATGGACGTTTTAGAGGCTGGATTTAAGGGCGCCGGATTAAAACATACGAGTAAGGGATACATTGACAATATTGAAATTACTAAAATACCGTCACTGCCTAGTCAGGATAAGATAGTCAATCTATTCGATGAGCTTGCTTTAAGAATTGAAAAAGAACGGCGCCAAATTGAAAAACTGGACGAGCTAGTCAAAGCCCGATTTATCGAGATGTTTGAGAACGATAATATGAACGAAAAAACTATCGAAGATGTCGCTTCGTTTTGCTCGCGAGGAAAATCACCAAAGTATGTTACGGAATCTAAGCTGAAAGTCATCAACCAAGCTTGTATCTATTGGGATAGATTCAAGTTCGAAAATGTGAAATATAATGAAGAAGATTACGATGGAGATAGAATTATTTCAAACAACGACCTACTCATATGCTCGACTGGCACTGGTACGCTAGGTCGCTGTAATATCTTTCGCGCGCCAGACGATTCGCGATATATGGCAGATAGTCATGTAACTATTATTAGACTAAATGGCCATATTCTCCCAGAAGTATTTAAAGCTTGGTTCGAGCGTCCGAGAACGCAAGAAAAATTGTATTCCGATTGCGTTAGCGGATCGACTAATCAAATAGAGCTATCTAAAGAAAAGCTCAAGAATATGAATATATTAGTGCCGCCAATTAACCTTCAAAAACAGTTCGCATCATTCGCTAAACAGGTCGACAAATCAAAATTTGCCGTACAAAAGTCGCTAGAAAAAACGCAACTTCTATTTGATAGTTTAATGCAGGAGTATTTTGGCTAAAAAGTTATCCCTTTTGTTAGTGGGGGTTCTAACCTAACGAAAGGAGCTATTAATGGAGGATACTATTAAATACATTTTGGTGGATATGGACGAATATCTCACCGCAAATCAGTCGCAGAAACTACAGAGAGTGTTAACTTCTCGGCTTGCCAGCCAAACCAAGTCAGTTAGTAGTGTTTCGAACAGCAATTATCTGGCGATGTTTTTGAACGCAAAGAAAATTGAAGGATGCTCTGAGCGAACGCTATCCTATTACAAAACTACAGTCGAGAAATTACTTGATAGGATTACGGATCCAATCAGGAAAGTTACAACTGACGACATACGTGAATATTTGGCTAGCTATCAAGGTTTAAATGATTGTAGTAAAACAACTATTGATAATATCCGTCGCAATATCTCAAGCTTCTTTACATGGCTCGAAGAAGAAGATTATATCATCAAAAGCCCAATGCGACGCATCCACAAAATTAAAACTACGAAAACCGTGAAAGAAGTTATTTCCGATGAGGAAATTGAAAAGATGCGAGATAAATGTAAAAATTTACGCGATTTAGCGATAATTGATTTACTTTATTCGACTGGAATAAGAATTGGCGAACTTGTGCGACTAAATATCGATGATATAGATTTCGAAGAACGCGAATGCATCGTTTTTGGTAAGGGTGATAAAGAAAGACGCGTATATTTCGACGCAAAAACTAAAATACATCTAACGGACTACATAAATAGCCGCTTTGACACAAATCCTGCCCTTTTTGTGACACTTGATGCGCCTTACGATAGATTACAGATATCTGGCGTAGAAATCCGCCTGAGACGCTTAGGGCGCGAATTAGGCATAAATAAGGTTCATCCGCATAAGTTCCGCCGGACTATGGCAACACGTGCAATCGATAAGGGGATGCCGATCGAGCAAGTTCAGAAGCTATTGGGCCACTCGCAAATTGATACGACTATGCATTACGCGATCGTGAATCAAACGAATGTAAAAGTCGCACATCGTAAGTTCATTGCTTAGTACAAATTTTGATTTATCGATCTGAGCAACAAAATTTGCGAATTGATTCTGTAGTTCAATTGACGGCCTAATGAGTGGACAATTAAGAATATCGTCTTTCCTTAAATTAGTCTGACCGTTTCCGTCATTAAATGATAGAAAAAACTGATGACGATTAAGTAAATAAGTGAAGAATACTGGATTTAGGTCATAATTACTTAAACTACATATTCGCTGATTAAGCGTATACTTTTCATTTTCAGTAATCAATAGACATTTCGCCAAAGCTTTGCCGTTAGGAACATCGCTCATAACCATTACGATGTCTCCTGTTGCTAACGGTGTTAGTAATGAATCAGTATGTCTTACGTCTTGTAGATCAGATGCGATTGCTCTCGATGTTATAAGAACGTATTGCCCGGTCTCCGATATTACTTTTTCATGCGCCTTTCCATTCCGGAATGTCGCACAGTCGCCAAGCTTTTTGGTAGGCCAGTTCATAGTATTCAGAAATCTATCGCCAAACATCTCGACAAATCGGGCTTTGATGAGATTATCCAGATAAGATATTTGCGCTTCTTTTTTGTCAATAATATCCTTAACTTTTTTGAGTTTTTCGCACGCGTCTTTTTGCTCTTTGATGCTAGGAAGTGATATTTCCGCATCAGTAAGATTACCTAGTTTAATATTACTATAGAAACTCTCTGTTAATCAGAGAGTTCTTTTTTTGGACAATTTGGCACTTCGTAAATCACCTTTGCGGTGATTTTTTAGATTAGACCCAATTTCAGAGGGGTGAGCATCGCAAAGGCTCACCCCTCTTTTGATAGCTTGAATGAGGTCGCTCGATTGTTGTTTGTAGCGGCTTCTGAGAGTTATCAATGATTGAACTTTGCGAAACTTAAGCGGATCGGCCAAAGAAATTATATAGTGGCGACATAGACAGCTGGCTTCTCAAGGGGATATTTAACTAAGAAAGGAGGCAGCTATTAACAAAGACGCCTTAGACTATGAGCTGACGAAAATTCAGCATCAGAAACCAAGCAAGCCACCGGCACCTGAGCAGCTTGGAGTTACTAAAAAATCTAAACATAAAAAGGAAGAAAAGACTATGAAAAAAATCAATTGGAAAAACGTTATTGAAAGCATTAAAACCATCACCATCGTGGCACTAATCGCTAGCGTGGTTGGGTTCGGACTGGGAGTGAAGTACCAGGAATCGAAGAATAGCCAGCTGGAAACAAGAATCTCTGAACAGATTCAACAGTTAAAATCCGTAAAGTAGCGAGCGTGCGACCGGCGCTACTGAAGCCTAAGGTCGCAGCGGTCGAAGCTCATACATCTGCGTCGCCAAAAGCTGCTGTGGAGGCAGTTGGCGCAGATGTCTGCGAGGGGTTTCGACCGCTGGTCGCTAAATACGACTGGAACGTGGATATCGCTATGGCAGTGATGAAGGCTGAGAGTGGATGCCGGACAAACGCCCTGGGGCGCAATACAAATGGAACGAATGACGCTGGGTTATTCCAGGTCAACTCAATCCACGACACGACAGACAGACGATACCAACCAGAGCGCAATGTGGCGCTCGCTTATAAGATTTATGCGGCACGCAGCAAGTGGGATTCGAGCGGATGGAAGGCGTGGAGCGTATGCCTGAATGGTAAGGTGAAATGCTACTAATTTTAAGGAGAAAGTGAAATGAGTGAAAGTGAGATTTTGGAGAAATTAGAAAACCTAATCGATCCGACATTTCTCGACCGTGCTTTGGCAGGGGAGGCGTAAGTGGAGCGAATAATACTAAGTCATTCGGCTATAATGTGTTTCTTAAATAATCAGATTCAATTCAAGAAACGCTACATTGCCAAAGTGTACGACGAGCCGTCTAGTCCAGCACTGGTTGTCGGCAAAGCAATGCATAAGATGATTGAGGAACGACTGAAAGGTCAGTCAATCGAGGTAGCAATACAATCTGGGTTACAGGAAATAGAAAATATTGCTGACTACGAAATCGATTATGGCAAAACTGGCAGCCGCGAGAAAATTATCGACCAGTACCAAAAATTGTCGACTATCGTTATTAACGAACTGCCGACATATGACGATATACTCGCGATTGAAGATCGCGTCGAGTGTGAGCTATCAATCCGTAATAAGAAGATTCCGATGAAAGGCTACATCGATGTGGTTCGCGACTTGGGTGACACGCTGGAAATAATCGATTGGAAAAGCGTTACGTCGTACTCTGACGAAGATACCGAAAACTGGGCGTATCTGATTCAATCCTGGATCTACGTGCAGCTGATTGAATTCAAATACAAGAAGCCTGTCAGTCGCGTTGTTTTCAAGGAAATCAAGAAAACTATCAACCGCGACGGCATGCCTCAAATCAAAGATTATGTACTTGATCGCCACGGCATTGAGGAAGCTAACGATGTAATTGGACGTGTAGTTAAGGCAGTCAGCGATTATGTTGATAATCCTAACGCCACTTACTTCCCAAACCCACGCGACATGATGAACGGCGCGCAGTCGATGCACATCGTGGCACAAATGGAGGGCATCACCGTCAGAACCGTGCACACAACAGAACGACGCGAGAAGTTCGCACCGGTTAATGCAGTTGTTGCTGAAGATATTGCTGACGACAGCGGTTCAGAGACTGAACGAATTATGGCGAAACTGGTGGAATTTGGCGTTGGCGGACGAATTGACGAGATAGTCAAAAGCAGTGCTGTCGATACATATCTGCTGAAGCCTAATCGCGGCGTGAAAATGTCAAAACTAGCCGGCATGGGCGACGACCTATCACTAGCACTTGGCTCTGACGCCGTGCGAGTCATTGCGCCGATTTACGGCACTCAGACGGTTGGTATTGAAGTGCCGCATGAACAGTCGTTTCCGAAATTTGACGGCAAAGCCACTAGCCACCAGATACCAATTGGCGTCGATACCATGAACAACGTCATTTATGACGATATTGCCAAAATGCCACACATGCTGATTGGCGGGCAAACTGGTAGCGGTAAATCGGTTTTCATCCGCAATATTATTCAGAGTTTGGATAATTGCGAGGTGTTTATCGTCGACATGAAGGGTTTGGACTTTGAGGATTTGGGCAAGGAAGTGATATCAGAAGTTGAGCAGGCACTGAAGTTGGTTGAGCACCTGACAGCCTTGATGGATAAACGTTATCGAGAGAAACAGGTTGACGCAAAACGCAAAGTGCTGATTATCGACGAGTATGCTGATCTGATTATGCAGACCGGCAAGGTAGTTGAAGAAGTTTTTGACGGACACAAGAAGAACGGCGAGCCAAAATTCAAGAATTATACTAGGGATACACGAAAAGAATTAGAAACTAATCTGGCGCGAATTTTACAGAAGGGGCGTGCGGCGAATATCAACGTGATTATCGCTACGCAGCGACCAAGTGCCGACATTGTCGCACCAATCATCAAAGCTAATTGCCCGGTTAAAGCCTGTCTGAGAGTAGCAACCGCCAAGAACTCGGAAATCATCCTGGATGAATCCGGGGGTGAACGACTCCTCGGCAAGGGTGACATGCTCTACCTAGGTTCAGGAATGGTTAAACCAGTGCGAGTGCAGTGTTTCTCACCGATTGAGAAAGGAGGAAGTAAATGAAAGAGCAGAGTAGCTTGAAAGTCGCGAAGCCTAGTGTCAAGAAAGAGTATGCTAGCATAGCGAAGTACGTCGGCGACTGGGCTCTGGGGCTTAATAAAGAGAAGGTTCTCGGCAATATTCACCGCAACCTACTGGGCGTCGACAAAATGGGCAAAATACGACCAATCGAGGATTTAGCCTACTTTATGCTGGTGTGCGGTCAGTACAATCTAAACCCGCTTAAAAAGGAAATCTACGCAGTGTATCAGCGCCAAAATGTAAACGGTCAGTGGATCGAAAAGCTAGAGCCAATCGTCAGTATCCATGGCTTGCGCTCACTGGCGCGCCGTTCGAAAAACCCGACGTACGCCTACACCGGCAAAGCAGTTTTCGACTATAAGGATGCTGAAAAAACCAAGCTGGATTCGGCGACGGTAGAAGTATTTGGCAGATTCGACGGCTCATACGAGGCGGTGAAAATTGGCGAATACACAGCCTATTACGACGAGTTCGTCAAAACTCATACTTCTGATGACAACTATGGCAAGTACCGCGCTGGCGATGCTATAGGGACGTGGAAAACCATGCCGCGAGTAATGTTGGCGAAATGCGCAGAAGCTAACGCTATCCGCTCGATATTCGATATCGGCGGCGTGTACGTCGAGGAAGAAATCGGCAGAGCAGAAGAACATTAACAACCTACATCGCACCCTTTTTGGGTGGCCAGATTCGTATATATAGGGTGGGGCGTCAACCGCAGGAGCTCCTCGCACATTTGAGCCACCCCCAAGACAGTAAAATTACAGTTTTGGTTGCAATTTGTGGCTACCCGATGAGGGTGCGATGTAATAGCAAAGGAGAAATAGTGAGCCAAAAATTAATCATTAGGATACTAATAGAATTACTGTTTGAGTATCCATCCGACGAACTTGACACTATCGCGCTGGACTTGCATTTGAAGGACGAGCCATTAGCAGAGTTTTGCGATAGATTCGAACTGGGCAATTGGTTTTATGATCAGATGACACTGGCGGACATCGACATTGTCGATGAAGTCTCAGCTATCGCTGATGAACATCGCAGGGCTGAAAGCGAGCAGTTAACGGAAAGCCAGCTGCTGCGCCGGGAATTACAACAGCAGGGTGTATAAAAAAATACTAATTTGAAGAGGAGTAATCGATGGATAGCAAAATGCAAAAAGTGGCAAATATCATAGGATATTTGATCGGCGGGATTTTAGTTTCGCTAGTCGGAGTAGCTATTATAGCAGTATTGGTTAAGGCAATATTGTGGGTTGTGGGGCTGTAAGAAAATGGCAGGGCTCACACAATTCACGATTCCAGACACAATTTGGGTCGGCAAATATGAGTATATGCTGATTAAAGCAAGTATTGATGGCAAGCGATTCGACATAAACTATCGAAAGAAGTACCCTCTAGTTTCGTATGAGAATGAGTTCGAGATTAATATTAGTTTTGAAACATTGCTCTCACCCAACGACAGAGAAGTTGAGAAAGAATTTACCAAACGCCTTGAGCTACTTGGCGGCACGATCGAGGATCCAAATGACTAAAAAAGCACTTCGCAAAAAGCAGCGCCGCAAACGCAAGAAACTGGAGGCTACGTAATGTCCCTGATGAATTGCACATTCACCGTTCGCTGGAGCGACGACAAAAACAAGGCGCACGCGAAAACCTACGATACCGAAGATGATGCTAAGCGCGCCAAGAAATGGCTGCTGGAGCACGGCGTTCGGGACGTAGATGTCGCGGTCAAGATAAATAATAAGCCAGCTGGCAGTTTGAAAGACGACAAACAGTCTGAGGCTGCGGCTGAGCAGAAAGGATTTTGGTGGCAAGAATAACATGGAAGTTTTTGGAGCAATAATTACAATAATCCACTTAGTGATAACGGCGATTACAGTTTTATTTGGTTGGATTCTGGTAGATAAACCGCGAAAGCCGATGGACGGTAGTGGCTACGTACTTCAGGTTATTTATAGCATCCTAATTGCGACAGTTCTGGTGTTTGCATATCTGAAAGGGTAAATGTCGTTTACCAACGACCTACCATACGTCGAAAAACTGGGTGAATATTAACAATTCGACCGCAGAACTGGACAGATGACCGTTTTGCCACCCGGGTCGTCTGTCTAACTGGTAGCACCAACGCACCTTTTATTTTTCATGGAAACTTATATTTCTACCTACCTAAAAAATGAAAAAACAACTATCATTTGGTGCTATCAACTGGCGACATCAATCCTTAAAGTAATTAACTAATGATATACACTCACTTGGTGTCGCCTTGCCCCAGTTCTGTGGTTGAATAAAACCACATGATTTCGTGTAGATAAGGAGGAGTATTTATGAGTAAACATAATACAATGACATACAAAGAGACAGTTGAAGAGTTAGAATTTGCAATAGAACATAATCTTAGATTTAATAAGCATGATATCGAGAGAATACTACCTAAAGAAGATATTGAGAGAATTGCAAAAAAGTTTTGTCTTCGTGCAGAGTATCGTCCATTATTTATGAGCGACATTAAAGCATGTTATGTATTGATTTTTGGAAATATAGCTAACTATTTCAGTAAAGATGTAATTAGTAGCGATGATGGCTACACAATTGAAGAAAAAAAGACAAAATAGCAGATGTCAACTAAACCACTAATTTATGGACATAGAGAAAGAAAATGATAATGATTTACGAAGCAGAAATTGAACAAACTGTAATGGGAAAGCTCTTTATTGAAGCCGACAATCTTGAGCAAGCAAAACAAGTCGCCGAGCGATGCGTGCAAGAGGCACAAAACCTCGTAGATGTCGATTTTGACGAGATTTGGGGCTATGACGTTAGAGATGTGTCAGAGTCAGATTCCGCTGGTGATGCAGAGGTTATCAAGGCGGAGGACGTGTTGTGAGCTTGGGTAATCTCGATAAAAAAACAAAAGATAAAATATATCAAATGTTGTATGAATATAGAGTTCTTACTCAAGCTGCTCAACTTAATATTGCCAGGGGTCATACTTCGTATGACGGGCTTGAATGTTATCAATCCGTACTCGACGCAAAAGCAGCAAACGATATTTTTGAAGTCATAAAAGAGCTTAAGTTAAAAACCATTGAGGATTGGTATTATGACTTAATTGACGACACAGAGGAAACAATGGATTTGATGAAGGAAACTATAGCAGAAAGAAAATCTAATGCGTGAAATTAACTTCAGAGTTTGGGACAACCTAGAAAAGGCTTATCTTAACGAAGAAGACATAGCTATAGACAATCAAGGCAATATATTCATCTTTGAGAGATACGACAAAAACGACTCTGACTTGTGGTATACGCGACTACTACCAGACTCAGACAACAAGCGGTATATTATCGAGCAATCCACAGGATTAAAAGATGGAAACGGTACGAAAATCAACGAAGGCGACGTCCTTATAGATGACGCTGGCGAGCCTGTCGAATACTGGGTTGTCAAGTTTTCTGATGGTGGGTTTGTGGGCGAGTGCGCAGGTGTGGCTGAATCTCTCTTTGAGTTAACAAACCTAGAGGTTGCTGGTAATATTCACGAAGACTCTGAATTGTTGGAGGAGAAATGAAAACTACTCTGACAACCATACTTGACGCTTGTTGTGGTGGACGTATGTTTTATTTTGATAAAGAACACTCAAATATTCTGTATATCGACCGGCGTCGTGAAACTGTCGAGATGAAAGATAGAGACAAGATTAGAACACTAGAAATCAATCCAGACTTAATCATGGACTTTACAGACATGAAGTTTCCTGATGAGTGCTTTAATTTTGTCGTTTTCGATCCGCCTCACCTTATCAATTGTGGCAAAAACAGCTGGCTCGCCAAAAAATACGGCAAATTAGACAAAGACACCTGGCGAGAGACCTTAAGCAAAGGCTTGAGCGAATGTCTACGCGTCGTAAAGCCTGGCTGCGTCGTCGCCATGGAGTGGAGCGAGCGCGATATCAAAACCACTGAATTACTAAAAATACTACCTCAAAAACCAGCTTTCGGCGATAAATCTGGAATGACGCGGTGGCTGTTTTTTGTGAAGGGAATTGAAGATGACGAAGGTTAAATTCGATATCGCGGGGCAGGTTCCGAGTAAGAAGAATAATAAACGGATTTTGAAAAATTCTCGAACAGGGAAAATGTTTATCGCGAGTAGCGAGAAGTTCAATGAATGGCACAATCAAGCTATGATGGATTTGTGCTTCAGGCTGAATAAAGACAGGGGCATCTTCCGTGATAAGCAAGTGGAAATAGAATTAACGTTTTACAATAGCGACAATCGACGACATGATCTCGATAATATGACTAGTAGTGTATTGGATTTACTAGTTGACGCTGAGTTTATCGACGATGATTGCTGTAGAGTCGTGAATAAAGTCGTTGCTATCTTCGGCGGAGTAGATAGACAAGCGCCTCGCGTTGAAGTTGAGATTAATGGTGTTGAGCGTAAGTAAGTATGCACCTAAAACTCATGTAGCGAGTTATGCTATAATAATCATAGAATTGCGGATCGAAAGGTCCGCTTTTTATTTGGAGAAATATCATGACAACCAAGAAGACAGTGAAAAAGCGCGCTCCCAACAGGGGAGGGCAGCCGACGAAATACAAGCCAGAATATTGTCAACAACTAATTGACTATTTTTCAATCGATCCCACAAAAATCACGGAAGACGAAACCGTCTCGTCAGCTGACGGAGATAAGCTTATAGCTAGAAGAATGCCTCAGAGAATGCCGTGGCTTGAAGGATTCGCTCGAAAAATTGGCGTACATCGCAACACTTTGAGGGACTGGTGTGGCCTTCATCCAGAATTTGCGGAAGCCTATGAAACCGCGAAAGATTTACAACGTGAGTTTATTGTTGATGTGGCTTTAAGTGGTGCCGCTCCAGCAAGTTTTGCTATCTTTACTATGAAAAATGTTTGCGGTTGGCGAGATGAGCGCGACTTAAAACTGAAAAAAGCGAAGGAGGAGGGTAATATTGATGACGAAGAACTCCGAGCAGCCATCTTTGAATAACCTGACCAGGAAAGACATTGTACGACTATGCGAAAAATACTGGGAAACGGATAGAAATAAGCTCCGACAGTACTTATTGGCGATATTTAAGCGGCGGGAGAACATCCATCTGTTCGGTTGGTTTATTGCACGGCCATATTTTCCACTAGAAACGCCGCCATTCCATAAAGAGATATTAGACTTAATCAGTGATAAGAATAATCGACGCATAGGTGTTATTGCGCCACGCGGACACGCAAAATCGACAACTGTGGACATGACATATCCGCTTTGGGCTGGTTGTTTTGAACAAGAAGAATTCATAGTGATAATCAGTGACACCTACACACAAGCGGCTGAGTTCATCAATGCGCTTAAAGATGAATTCGAGAATAATCCGAAAATTAAATGGTTATTCGGGAATATGAAGGGCGACGACTGGCAAGACGGCGAATTTGTTTTGAGCAACGGCATAAAGTATGCCGCTAAGGGATCAGGCATGAAAATTCGTGGTATTCGCCACCGTCACACCCGACCGACTCTAATGATATTCGACGACATCGAGAACGACGAAAACATCAAGAGCGCTGAGCAACGTCAGAAGCTTTATCACTGGTTCACCAAGGCGGCTATTCTAGCATTGGCTAGAGGTGGACGAGCTGTCATTATCGGCACGATTCTTCATTTCGACAGCCTTGTGAACAAGGTTATGAAACAGCAAGATATTTTCAAAAGTTGGCAGACGCGAGTATTCTACGCAATTACAACTGATGAAGATGGCACAGAACACGCTTTGTGGCCAGAGCACCGCAGCCTCGAAAAGCTAAAATCCATGCGCGACAACCCAAATGATCAAGAGTTTGTCGGAAGTATTGCTTTTGCGCAAGAGTATCAGCACAAGCCGTTTAGCGAAGAGGACGCTATCATCAAGCCTGATTGGATTAAGGAATGTGAGCCGAGCCAGGTGCCAGATAAACACTCAAGGATAGCACGGGTGCTAACAATCGATCCCGCTGCCAGTGAACGCCAGACGGCCGACCCGACGGCTATGGGTGTTGCCGATCTGTACACCGACGGCAATGTCTACATACGTGCGATACGCAACCAACGAACCTCGCCGAGTGTCACTGCTGATACGGTTAGAGAGCTTGATGAAATATACAAACCGCAGGTGATTGGTATAGAGGAAGGTGCACTGGGGCTGGTGTTTCGAGATTTGCTAGCGGGCTTGCCGGTGATAGGACTGAAGCCCGATAAAGACAAAGTGCGGCGACTACTGGCGGTGAGCCGATTCTTTGAGGCTGGCAGGATATATATTGTGAAAGACATTCAGAATGGACAGTCCTTACGCGAGCAGTTGATTGAATTTCCGAAGGGCACACACGACGATATGGTGGACATGGTGGTTTATGCGGTGCGGTTGCTGTTGGTAGAGGGGATTAATCAGGTGTCAAGCAAAGATTTTCAAACAGCTGGTGATTATTATGAAGAGCTAGATGACGATGAGTGGTTGGATTAAGTATAAGTATGATATAATCAGAGTAAGTATATACGACGCGCGAAAGGCGTCGTATTTTATTTGGAGAAATTATGAAGCTGGTAAACTTGAGCGGTAAGAATAACGATAAAAATGCAGGTAGCAGACTACGTGAGATTGGTAGTGCTGGCACTGGCGTATTTACGGACTATGAAGCAGAGAAAATAAAGCTAAACCGCCCGAGGAAAATCACTGATTACCGAGATATGCTGCGTGATGGCACTGTCGAGGCATTATTCAATATCCTGACCATGCCAATTTTGGCAAGTGAGTATGACATTAAGCCTGCCGACGAAAGTACTGAAGCGAAAACGCAAGCAGATTTCGTACGAAACAACTTACTGAGCGAGAGCTATAAAGGCGGTATTGAAACACCGTTTAATCTATTCCTTGATCAATCAATGATGGCATTGGTTGACGGCTTTCAAGTGTGGGAGAAGGTGTATCGACTAAATAATAACCGCTACGAGTTGAAGAAGTTGGCGCTGCGGGATTCGAGAAGCGTGGAGATTCAGAGCGATTTGAAGGAAGGCTATCAAGGAATTAGGCAAACGCAAGAAGACGGTTCAACGGTGGATATTCCAGCTTACAAAACGTTCCTATTCACACCAGGCAAACGATACGATCAGTATTACGGACGTTCAATATTTACGGCACTTTGGCGAAACTACGACAAGAAATGGAAGTTGGAATACCTGGATAGCATTGCTTTGCAAAATGACGCTATCAAACCAAAGGTATTGAAAAATACCGGCAGCACACTTGCAAAAGCTGATGACAAAGTAACGTCGAAAGTATTGAACGTATTAAGTCGTTTAGGCAAGGTCAATTCAACGGCTACCTTGCCGCAAAATTACGAACTTGAAGTGCTGAACTCTGAGGGACGCGATCCACACCAATCCATTGAGCGACAGAACTCTGAGATGGCAAGAGTATTCCTGGCTAACTTTATGTTGTTAGGCTCGCAGGGGGCGAGCTCGACTGGTAGCTTTGCATTGAGCGACACGCAAGCAAAGATGTTCCGTATGAGTCTAGAATCCGTCATGAATAAGCTGGCGGCTCACATTAACCAATACATTATCGCTGATTTGATTGATATTAACTTTAGCGAACCACACTATCCAGTTTTCGCATTCGAGAAGATGGATAATGAAGTGGTTGGTGCGATATTTAACGCATTTACGACAATGATTCAAAAAGATCGCATGTCTGACGCAATGGCGAGCGAGATTGAGGATGCAACAGCGGCACGGCTGGGCTTTGACGTGGAGAAGATTAAGCAGCATCGTACTGAACAGTCTGAAAATACTGAAAGCAACGCCAGCAAGGAGAAACAGACTGGTGGCACGCCGACCGGTCAGCGAACGATGAGTGACAAGCATGAACCGAG